TCTACACTCGGATCAGATGATGGTTTTACTATTACTAATTGCGAGATTAGACATTCTAATAATGACGCCACTAATAATTACATATTCCTAGGGAACTGGAAGGGTACTGATATTTTCGTTAAGACAGAGCAGGAAGATGAATTAAGAGAGATGCTGCATAGTGGGGCATTTAAATGAAGATGATTCAATGGTTTAAATGCTCAGAGTGTAAAGAATACTTCGATCTATTAGTTGCTAGAGATGTATTAATAGTTAACTGTGAGTGCAAGGGGTTGGCTAATCGTCAACTGTCAGCGCCTAGAGTGATTGGAAATACTACTGGGTTATCTCCTTCGTTCAGTAATAAGAGGTTTTGATTATGAATTTATATTTATGCAGTCAGGATGAAAATGACGGTTACGATACTCACGATTCATTTGTTTGTGTTGCTGAATCCTCAAGTGAGGCTATGAATGTATACCCCTGTGAGTATGAGTCATGGGGAGGAATCTGTTCAACATGGTGCAAATCCCCTGACTTAGTTACTGTTCAATACATAGGCGAGGCGTACAAAGGCATGAAAAAAGGCGTTGTTTGCGCTTCATTCAACTCAAGCTAAACAACAGTAGACTTACCATAGTCTAGTTTCTTTTTCTTCTTGTCCTGTCGTACTGGTTCAGCAAATGTCAGTGCGGCGGCGTCACCATAATCAGGACTAAACCCATACTCTTTCTTTATCCTATCCTTTGACCATAATACTTTTCTATCTTTATTGTCCCAACTGTAAGGGCTGGCACATAAATCAGCCTGCATCTCGTCATCATCAGGTATTTGTACCGGTAAGGTTTCGTCAACCATCCAATCGGCTAGCTCTTGCCATATCTCATTACGTTTATTGGTGTATTTCTCTGGATTTAAAGGGGTTGATCCAAAGTGCACTGACTTAACGCGCCCTTTGTAGCCTAGTTCGTGAAGCCTATCAACTAAATCAGCACCGGCACCGTAATCAATAAACATCATGTCCGGCTCTTTCTTTGTGATCGGGTCTTTAGTGTCTAGTATCTTTTTACATATAGCGACATTCTTACCTAGCTTGTCGCATTGCTCACCAATGTAAGCCTCACCAATGTAAGCCTCCATACCAAACATTTTTCGACCTTGACGTTTAACTATGGCAAATCTATCTCCACCACGACTAGGGTCAACACCGACTACATAAGCGCCGCTACCATTTATCTGTTCTTTGCGTGAGGTCATGCAATGGTCGGCAGTTATTAAACCGTCCCCACCTGATACTTGAAAAGCTTCAGCCGCATTCATTGGATATTCTTGTTTGAATGCTCTGCTACCGTCAACGCCATCAGTTGTTAATTCTGCGATCTTCATTCTTCGCCAAAATAATTGTTCATCAGTTAACTCATATATCTTGGCAAGCTTTGACTCATCATCAGTAAACGTTACACCTTCAGGTAATACTTTCTTATATTCCTTTTGCCAAAACCACGGCACAAATATTGGTATAAACTCACTTAACCCTTTTTCTGCTAGTTTCCATTGTTCGTGAAAGAAGTTACCAACGCCATTAGCTGTGCTTTCTCTAATATCCTCCGTTCCTGGTGCGTCTGGTATTGCTTGAACTATGCCTTTGGTGTGCTCGCTAGCATTAACCCAGAAAGCAACCTCTGAACCGTGAAAGTATTGGATAGTTTGACCACGACCAACAGCTTTGTTTCCTGCTGTGCCTATTTTGTAACCTGAATCAAGCTTATCAAAATGTAACTCTTTCGCGTTAGCGGCTGATGTGGTGGGCTTTACAAAAGGAGGTAGATTATCATAATAGCGTTCAGTCATCTCAAACAAGGCGTTTGTTGACTCACCATCATGTGTAAGTATAAAGGCTTTAGTTCCTTTGTTGTGGGTTGTATTCCATATAAAACGACCTTCAACGTAAGTGCTAGCCCCTTGCTGCCTGCCTTTTAATATTATTGCTCTGACTTTACCTGTCTCTTTCTTTTGTTGCTCTATACGGCTATGAATGTATATCTGGGCATCATTAAGGATAAGAGGTTGTAGCCCCTCATTCTTTGTGCGTATCTTTAGACAGTTTCTAGCGTAATACTCGAAGTCATCTTTTAACCGCTGGCGCTTATCAGTCAAGAGTATCTAGCCATTGCTCATGTGACATTTCAACATTGGTGTTGGCAACCTCTGATTTATCCTTCCAGTCAAAGTTGTTTTTAAGGTTGAATATAAGGCCGGTTACATTGTTTCCATAGAGCTTTTTCTCAAGGTGAGATTCAATTCTAGCCCTTGCCTTTCTTATAGTGGGGAAATACTCTTCTTTGTTTGAGTAGTTTGTAATCGTCTTTCTGTCAACATCTAGGAATAAAGCTAAGCCTGACATAGTCGGGGCATATATCTTTTCTTCTTCGCCATCCTTGTAATTTATAATATGAGCGTCATCGCTTTTAAAGAATTCCTCTACTTTAAGCTCTAACTCTTCCGTTGAGTTAAATGCTAATGGTCTACCCATTTTTGCTTTCATAATGTGTCATTCCTATTACGGTTGTTGACGGGTTAAAATTACTTTTTCTTTTTAGGTTTACTCATAGGTTTTTTAACTGTCTTCTTATGAGTGTTTACTCTTTGGCTGCGTTTAGGCTTCTTTGTATGTGCCATAATTAACTCGTTGCTTGTGCATACGTCCAACTAGTAATAGATACATCATCACCAGCACCGAACACATCATTATTTAAAACCATATCAGTACCACTTGTGCCAGCCGTACCGTTACGCTCTGCATTGCCGCCTGAATCTTTAGCCACATAATGTGCTGCTGTTCCTGCTGCCGATGCTGTCACATCACTAATAACGTTAAACGATGCACTACCTGCTGATGCTGCACTGAATGCTGTTGCGTTAATTGATAGTGTAGCTAGCACAGTTCCAGTAGGCGCGCTGTCAATTGCTGCCGCTGCTCCGGTTCTGATTTCTATTGTGCCGCCATTTAATAATGTGTTTACCGCGTCAATTGATGCGTTACGCCCTGCTATTGCTAATTGCATGTTAATTCCTCAAATAAATATGATTATACATTAATTATGTTATGTCTGTCCATGTAGTGCTTACTTTGGCTTTATTGCCCCATGTTGTATCTACATCAGGTTTATCTATCCACTTAGTGGGAGTTTTAGCGACAATTGATTCTGTGAAGCTTGGGCCGTTCTCTGTTATTGACGCGGCTATATCTTTTAATATGTTTGTAACTATGCTCTCTGAAAAGCTCGGTCCTTGCTCAGTAATGGTTGCAATTACATTCTTTGATATCTCAGCGATAACACTTTCAGTAAAGCTAGGTCCGCTCTCGGATATGTTTACAAATACACCTTGCGCTAATACCGTTGCGTTAATGCTCTCGGTAAAGCTTGGGCCTGCCTCGGTTATTGCAGCATTTAGTTTAGCGGTTAAGCTTAATTCTATTGACTCTGTAAAACTTGGGCCTAATTCAGTTATTGCCGCCTCTATCAATGCAGTGGAAAGAGTTACATTAATTGATTCGGTGAATGATGGGCCAACTTCCGTTATATCTGCGGTAGTAGGAACTACGGGAAGTGTTAGCGTGGTTCCGTTGTTACCATCCCACTGATTAAGTCCTACATTAAAAGTAAATAACTCTCTTACCGGTAATCCTGCGGCTATATTTACATAAGTTAATGCTCTAACGTTTACCTGTGAAGCCTCTGTATTTGCTGACGCTTCATCAACTGCCCATGAAAAAGTGTTAGAAGGTGTACCAGTATCCTCTAATTCTACATTTGCTACAATTCCAGACCAGCCACCAAAAAGTCCGTTACTATCCCCTATGCGGAATAAGCCGGAAAAAGAAAACGGCCTAGTTACCTGTACGCCAGCGAGTACTAATGAAACACCATCTAATGTAGCGCTTAGTACTTGCTGGGATGCAGTATCAAAGAATATTTCAACTTCGTGTAATTCATCAACTACCCTTACAGGTATTATCCAATCAGTCATCCAAGACGAATCTGTGCCTGATGTTACATCATGAAATATTTGTAATGTATTAAAGCCTGTTCTTATAACAACATTACCGATACGCATCATAGTTCTGTTGGCGTTAGAGCCTTGGGTGTATGTTGCTGATATCTTAAATAAGCCTGTTGGATTCCATTGTGACGCCGTGAAGAAATCACTAGTATTCGTTAGCTCTATAAATACTCTTTGAGTACCAGAAGGATTTACAGTTGAACTTATAGACTCAGTGAATGATGGTCCGGATTCTGTTATATCGGCAGTTATACTTAAAGCAGTTAGTGTTGTTGATATTGATTCGGTAAAAGATGGACCGTCTTCAGTTATTGCGGCAGATATTCCAGAACTAGCCTCTAAAAACGCACCAATGAAACCACCACTACTACCGGCAGTTGCTAACTAAAGTCACCGCCTGCATAGTTGGCTAAATCTGCTGTTGTTCTATTATCTAGTGAGTTACTTCCTGGAGCTGATGCGTCTTCACCTGCGTTAAAATCTGATGCCGCATTAAATGAACCTGCAAAACTAGCACCTGTTGCAGTAGTTGCCATTAAAGACAATGAGTTTGTAACAATGTTAGCTGAATTATCAGACTTTATACCATTACGAAATGAGCTACCACTAGCAGCAGCATCAAGAACTGTTATATGGTCTATTGTTCCGCTAGCTATCCATTTTAACCAAAGACCGTAACCACCTGACTCTTCAACTATTACTTTTTCAATGTTACCGGTAAACGCACCACCTGACCATGTTTCTATCGCGCTAGAGTTTGCGTTCGTTAATTCTGAACAAGTACCACAATCATGGTAATTAGTATCGACAGCCTCAAAAGCACCAAGCCTAACAGTTATGACACCTAAACCAGTTCCCCGAGTGAATATGTTAGATACTTCGATGCCATTATCTCTAATAGCCAATACTACGCCGCTACCAATAAGACCTGCACAAGTAGCAGAGTTAGTGCCATCGTATTCTTCACCAGGAAAAGCAGTTAATAATGCACCGTTCGGAGTAGCCGCTGTGTTTATTGTGACGTTTTCAGTGATTTTACCTGTGATTTGGCCTGTGGCTGGATTACCTACACCCCAATCGGTTGAGTAGTCAGAAGATGCAACCCATGAGGCAACCGTTGAATAGTCACCGCCTATACCAATCTTTACAACTTGAGGCATTAGCGCTCACCTATAAATGTATCAACTAATGACCATGGTCTTGCTGTTTGACCTGTTAAATATAACTCTTGCCATTCAGGTGTGATTTGTTCAGGCTCTTTAAAGAAGTATTTTCTTTCGCCTACTTCGTTATAGTCTTGCAGATATGATAAGTCTTCTATTTCTTTGTCTGTAACTATCACTATTGAATACTGCCTAGACCAATCCTCAAACAAACCCCCATCATCAATAAATGCCTGCATGCTTTCTGTTTTAAACCATACATGATCGCCATTAACAATGGTGACTATTTCAAGCTTTGGTAATCCGCTTTGATTTGATACGAGTATTTGACAGGACATTATATACCCTTATTTAACCTAGTTTATCTAGGATTGAATTGATACCTTGATTCGTTTCTTTTGCTTCACTTCTTAGGATTTTAAATTCGTCTGTTGTCTCTGTGATATGACTATCAAGCTTTTCACCTAATCCTGATATGTCTTTTTTGTTTTTGTCTGCTTGATTAACCTTTAAGGAGTTATAAAAGTTA